TGGAGGAAACGTGACTGAAAAGATTACTCCTGAGACATACGAAAAAATGAATGAGGAGTTTGAGGAAGAGGGTCTTGCCTTCCGAATCAATGTCCCTACTCAAGAAGAAATCGATAAGTGGAGGCAACGTGACTGATAAGCAAGTTCCATGGTGGACACTGCATGAAGTTGCAGATGAATTGAATGGCACGTTGAGACACATTACTTGTGTGGATAGTAATGGCAGAAAGTACAAACGAGTTGTAATAGAATACGAGGAGGAGAAAGAGTAATGCAGGTATCAATTTATTCTAACGGTAGTCAAGAGTGTGAGAGAGCATCGTCTCTCTTGAAATCAGTTCACCTTGATGAAGTAGTTGTGTATGAACGGGGCAAGCATTTTACTGAGGGACAATTCAGAGATGAATTTGGTGACGAGGTTGATTATCCTATGATCTCTATTGGCATGTTTAGAGGAACTTTAAAGGAGACCATGAAGTACATGAGCCAAAAAGGTATGTTTGTATAAATTGTATCATAAGTTACAAAATAAATTGACTATATAGTCTATAGGGGTTATAATATACCCATCGTTCATCTCACGGTTGCCATGCTTTCTCTACTGGCATCAACTATCTTTGCTTCCCACTCAGATCATCTGACAAAACCATATAACTGGCACATGTCTTGTGAAAGGTGGCAAACAAGATCTTTAGAGATTCAACAAGATGAAAATTTGGATTACGATTCCAAAAGATTCTTGATTAGATATCTAAAGAGTAAAGTTGATGGCGAGTGCTATGGCATTATGTGAGACGCAAGTAAGTCGCGGAACGGAGCGTTCATCCCATGTTTGAATTTTTACTCTATTCATCTCTCACTTGTCCAGATGCTGATGCCGTGGTTTTTAGAATCAAGGCACATGAATCTTTGGATGCAGAATGGAAGATAGAATTAATTGAAACCATTAAGGATTATACTCCTGAATGTCCATGGGACGCAAACGACTGAAGGAACGGGAAAAAACGGATCCTGGGAAACCAGAGAAGGTTAATTTTCACCCAACTTCAGGAGTAATCAAATGAACACACTTACACTAATCAAAAAGCAAATCGAAAAGCAGGCTGCACTGCATGATGCTCAGATCTCTCACACCGTATATCGTGGTGTTAAGTATGACAATCACAGTGTAGAGTCCAAACAGACTCATGGCACTTTCTGCTATCGTGGTCGCACATATGTAAAGTGATATGGAAGCACTACAACTAACTGGGATCGTATCCCTAGGTTCTGTAGCGTTCCTAACTCTTCTTTACGGTGAACTTTTACTTCTTCATAAATCATTATGAGGGGGTAAAATTAAATGCTTAGGATCAAATTTGAGTGGGACTATGGTCTTTCTAATTATGATCCAGAAATTCACGATCCAGATAAAGTCTTCAGACTTTTGACCTATCGTGGTGTACATTATGCCAAGTGGGTTTTTTTAAAATCCCGAGGCATACAAAATTGGAAAGTAAATAAATGAGGACCTTGACGGGTCCTCTTTTTTTGTCTATAATTAGTGAGAGTATATTCTTCTCTTATGGAAAGAGACAAACTTAAACTGATAGTAAGGAATCTCAAACTGTTGGTTGAGGCTCTTGAGTCAGAAGTATATTCTGATCCTGGTGCTTACACGGACAAACGGGAAAATTTCGATGATCCCATTCCTTACCCTGTTGCAGATTACGACGAAGTATTTAATGACGATGACGGATACCCTGATTAAACTGATTAGTGTCACCCCAGACGCAGAGAAACACATGGCATATTGTGCCCGTGTATCAAATCCAAATAACCAGGAGAATGAGAAGTTCTCTGGACTGTTGAAGTATTGTGTGAAGCATCAGCACTGGAGTATCTTTGAGCAGGCATATATGACCTTGGAGTTGAATACTACCAGGGGCATAGCAGCTCAAGTGCTGCGCCACCGTAGCTTTACATATCAAGAATTTTCACAACGTTATGCTGATTCTTCCCTACTCGCGGAGACGATCCCTTTACCTGAACTACGTCGTCAAGACACCAAAAATCGTCAGAATTCTATTGATGATATTGACCCGTTTGTCAAGCAAGAGTTCCAAATAAAAATGCAAAAGCACTTTGAAGATGGAATGAAACTCTACAAAGAGATGCTTGATGCATCGATTGCAAAGGAGTGTGCCCGTTTTGTGCTTCCCCTAGCATGTCCCACAAAAATCTATATGACCGGTTCTGTTCGCTCATGGATTCATTATATTGATTTGCGTTCTGCAAATGGCACACAGAAGGAGCACATGGACATTGCTTTGGGTGCTAAGAAGATCTTCTGCGAACAATTCCCTGCCGTTGCGGAAGCAATGGAATGGATTTAATAAATACAAGAAAAGGATTGAACGTTTATGCCAACGTACCCTGTTATTAATAGAGAAACAAAAGAGAAGAAAGAACTCAGTATGTCCATGAAAGCATACGATGAGTGGAGAAAAGAAAATCCAGATTGGGATAAAGATTGGTCAGCAGGGTGTGCTGGAGTAGACACAGAGTTTAGATGGACAGGAGAAGCAAAGTCTAGCGGTTGGAATGAAGTTCTGGACCGTGCATCCAAACAACCGGGTGCCACGGTTCGGAAAAATCGTGACTACTCCTTCTAACTAAACTCAGCTTATGCCAGCAAAAAGAAAGTCTCAAACACCAATTGTCCCATTCGGGATGTCTAATAAGCACATGAAAAGAAAGAAACCAATCAACTCAGATTTAATGAGGAAGATTGAACCCCTGACCCAGAATCAGGAGGAACTCTTCCGATGCTATAAGAACGATCAAAATCTTGTAGCATATGGTGCAGCAGGTACAGGTAAGACTTTTATTACCCTCTACAATGCTTTAAAAGATGTCTTGGATGAAAAGACACCTTACGAGAAAATCTACCTTGTTAGATCTCTTGTAGCAACCAGAGAGATTGGTTTCCTACCTGGGGACCATGAGGATAAGTCTTCACTTTATCAGATTCCATATAAGAATATGGTAAAGTACATGTTTGAGATGCCCACAGATTCTGATTTTGAGATGCTCTATGCAAATCTCAAAAATCAAGGAACCATCAGTTTCTGGAGCACATCTTTTATTCGTGGCACAACTCTTGATAATGCTATCATCATCGTGGATGAATTTCAGAACTTGAACTTTCACGAACTTGATAGTATTATTACAAGGATTGGACAGGACTCTAAAATTATGTTCTGTGGTGATGCTACTCAGTCCGATCTTATCAAGTCTGCAGAGAAGAATGGAATTGCAGACTTTATGAAAATTCTTAGAACAATGCCATCCATGGATATCATTGAATTTGGTGTTGAGGATATTGTTCGTTCAGGACTCTGTAAAGAATATCTAATTGCAAAAATGGAACTTAATTTATGACCTTTATTCATCATAATTTTCTCGGTGATCTTGAACTAAACAAAAAAGAAACACAAGGCATCCGTCTCTATAATCTTCCAAATGGAGAATGGGTGCCTTCCATTACGTCTGTAACTTCTTTCTACAACCGACAGATCTTTGCTAAATGGAGAGCAAGAATCGGTATTGAAGAAGCAAATCGTATTACTAAGAAAGCAACTGCCCGAGGAACAGACTTTCACGCAGCAACTGAACTCTACATGTTGAACAAAGAAATAGATTGGAATGAGTTTAAACCTCTGACTAAGTTTATGTTTCATCATGCCAAGCCATATTTGGACAAGATAAATAATATACACGCCATAGAAAGAACACTCTATTCTGAGTATCTTGGTTTAGCAGGTAGAGTTGATTGTATTGGCGAGTATGAAGGCGAACTAGCAGTCATAGATTTTAAGACCTCTGAAAAGATCAAACCAGAAGAGTGGTTGGAGAACTATTTCGTACAAGAAATGTTCTATGCTTCCGCTTACTATGAATTGACTGGTATTCCCGTGAAGAAACTCATCACTATCATGGTTACTCCTGGTGGTGAGGTCGAAGTATTTGACAAAAGGAATAAAGGGGACTATATTAAACTTCTAGTTCGTTATATTAAAGAATTTGTACATCACAATACTAGGTCAGAGAATGGGGAATGAACTAGAGAAAGCACTAGAGAATAAGTTTTTCTGTCCATCACGTTTCGCACAAGAGATCGAAACTCTTGTTCTTAAGGATGAAAAGATGAGTTACATTGATGCTATTATTCACTTCTGTGAACAGAATGGTATCGATTTAGAATCAGTTCCTAAACTAATTTCTAAACCATTGAAAGAGAAGATTAAGTATGAAGCTCAGGAACTTAATTTTCTAAAAAGAAGTTCCCGTGCCAAATTACCTCTCTAAATTCATTTTCGGGTAAAAAATTTTTCCGGCAAAAAATTCCTTTATTACTTTTTTGATGATGCCGTTTGATGCCTATAAACAATATCTTTCACTGAAGAATCACTTCACGAAAGAAAAATATGATTACCATAAGTATTGTGGTAAAAGTCGTGCGACCGTACAGTCTTTCTACAAACGGAAAGATCGTTTCTGGTTTGAGAAACTAGCACGAAACAAAGACGATAAAGAAGTAGTTGAGTTCTTCGTATCTAACTTTATCACCTGCACTGATCCAAGTAAGCTTTGGATAGGAGAAATGATAAGAGAAGGTGAAGGTAGATACACTTCATGGAAGAAGAGAACTCAGTCACTCTCATACCTTTTTAAAGAAGAAACAGAGTCTATCTTTTCAAATGATAACTTTGATGATATGTTTTCTATGGAAGGGTCTAGTCATCCACAAATTCTTAAAGAATATCTAAGAGATAATGTCTCAATTGAAACCTTTGTAATCCTTGATAGGATTCTTGGTTTCAGACAGGACTGGGACAATAAATTAACTGATCCAGTGTGGGAGACCGTCAGTATGAGAATGAAGAAGTATTCTCCATTCCTAAATATTGATGTATCTCGTTATAAAAAAATTCTTAAACAGGTTGTTGTAAGGTAATGAGTTTTTTCGATTCTGATGTTGTCCGTGCAGAAATGACGGAAATAAGTGAGTTGCAAGAGGATGTTTATCGTAACGTCTTCAAGTTCCCCTCTATGAATAAGGAGGAGAAAAAGTTTCATGTAGGTATGTTGGAAAGACTTCTTGATAAACAAAGAATTCTTTATACTCGTCT